ACCCCCAACGCCACCCCCCACCAACAATCACATCCCCCCCAGACGCCCGCACCCACCCACCTCCATACAGGAGACACACCCATGAGTACCAACCCTCCCACCACCCACCAACCCACACACCACCACCCAACAAAACAAACACCACAAACAAACAACAACAAAAACACAAAAAAACAAACACCACAAACAAACAACCACAAACACGCATACTAAACACCACAAAACACGCCTCAAACACGGTGACGCAAAACACGCACCGCCACCACCAGCACAAACACCCACGGGGATAACCCCCCACCACCACACCACAAACCGGCAAGGCCGCCAGTGGTTTTTTGTGTGTACGGGTTTAGGTGTCCGGGGGGGTGTGTTGTTTGTGCCAGAATGGGTGTTCTTCGGCTTGTGTGGCTTGTTGGTGGGGTTTTTGGTGTGTGTAGGTTATTCGTTCGTGTTGGGTTTTTTGGGTGTGGCAGCGTTTGCAGAGTGTTTGTAGGTTGTTGGGGTTGTGGTTGTCCCAGCCGAGTTTCCAGGCGGGGATGATGTGGTCGACTTCTAGGTTTTGGTGTGATCCGCAGTGTTGGCAGGTGTAGTTGTCTCGTTGGAGGATTTGGTTGCGGGTGGTGTGCCAGTTCGGGGGTAGGGGGTTTTGCCGCCACATTACTGTTTAGTGCTTTCTAGGAGTTCTTGTAGTGTGATTGTGCGTCTGCATTGTTGGCATGTGGTTATGTTTGTTTGGGGGTCGATGAGTAGTGTTTCTTGGTGGCAGGTGGGGCATTGGGTGGGTAGGTAGTCGCGTGTGATGTAGAAGTGTTGTTCCTGTTGTTCTACCCATTGGTTAAGTAGTGCTCGTTGTGTGTCTGCGTGGGGGTTTCTATTGGTGTTTAGGTAGTCCAGGGCGCGGTGAACAATAAACGGTATGTCTTCGTTGCGGTAGGTGGCGGGGTAGCGGCCTATTGTGTCGTTGCAGATGGTGTGTAGGTCTGTGAGGGCTTCTAGGGTGTGGTATGGGTAGCCGCTGGTTGTGGGGGTGTCCAGGTATTCCAGTATGGTGCGGATTCTGGTTAGGGAGACTGTAGGAGTGCTGCGAGTTGGTCGAGTTCCATGACGGCTAGCCATTTGGGCTCTTTTCCTCCGTATCCTCGTAGTTTCCAGATTAAGGCGCCGTGCTGGTAGGGGCTTAGCTCGACTTGTGTGGTGAGTTGGTTTAGCCAGGGTCGCCATTTGGGGGTTGCTACGTCTTTTACTTGCCATGCCATGTTGAGTGCGTGGATGTCGCCTTCGTCTTCGCGGCGGCCGGGGCGGGTGCGTCGGGCTTCGGGGTCGTACTGTTGGAGGATTGCTAGTGCGGCTCGTTCAGCCCTGTCGCCCTTCATTTTGTTGTTATTCGTCATTGTGTTCGCTCAACAGTTTGTGGATAAAGGAACGATCAACGAGAGAATACGGTGTTGTGTGTTCGGTACCTATCGAGGCGGTGTTGAGTGCTTTCAATGTATTCTTGTAGAAGTCCGCATCTTCGATACCGGCTTTTTGCAGGGTGGGTGTCATGATTGCTGCGATTTTTCGACGGCTAGCGCGATCCTGTCGAGTGGTGCGAGTTCTTTGGTCGCGTGCATTTACTGTTCTTCTTTGTCGATGGTGTCTGAGATGATGTTGATGAGACGGTGGGTGTCCCAGCATGAGGCTTTCATCGTGTGGGAGAGTGCTTCTGCTCGTTGTCGTATCGTCCAGCGGGTGTTTTTGTCTTTCGCTATGCGGTCGAGGTCGTTTGCGAGCACGGTTGCTTGGGTGAGGTAATTGTTGAGGCGGTCTCGTTGTGTGCGTAGTGTCATGGCATTTCACCGTTTTCGTCTAGGGGGGTTTGTAGGGTCGCGCATTGGTGGTTGAAGAGTTTCTCCTGGTTGCGTAACTTGTTGATTCTGTGTTGGATTGCGTCGGGGGGTGAGGCGTTTTTGATGGAGATGGAGCAGCGGTTCTCATGGGGCGTGCCTGTGCACGCGTCGTAGCCTTGGTAGCGGTCAACGTTTACTTTGTTCACTGTTCCTCTTCCTCCTTTTCCTCTTGTTGGTCGATGAGGCTCGCAATGTAGTAGAAGCCGTTATTCGCTGTGCTTAATTGGTCTTTGAGTGTGTCTACGTGGAGTTCTTGGCCTTGGTCTTTGGAGAGGGTTTCTAGCCATTCTAGGAGGCAATAGAGGCCGTAACAGGATTGTGCGCACTTATCGGCTATGGCTGCCATTTCAGGGCGTGTAATCGGTTCTCCGAGCTGTTCTGGGTGTTCGGCTGCCATGTAGAGCAGCATGACATCGGTGGGGCATATGGTCTCGGGGAAGACTCCGTATCCGAATACGTTTGGTTCATTCATGTTGTGCGTCCTTGTATAGGTCTTTGAGCATTGTTTCTGTGGTTTTGAGGCTGTGGAGGGCGTATTCGACGTCTTCGATGGCGATGGTGATTGCGTCTTCCCAGCGGTTGTAGTCGTCTGGGTAATCGACGGTGATTCTCCAATCTTCCATTTCGGACATGGTGTCGTCTCGTTGCTGTTCGAGATCATCGAGGATTTCTTGGAGTGTTTCGATCTTTTCAGTGAGGTTGTAATTTTCCATACTCATTGCTGTGTGTCCTAGAACGGGGGGTTGTCGGAGCCGTTGTTAGCCCCGAATTTCGTGGGCTGGCTGTTCCACGGGTCGTAGGCTTTCTGCTGTGGCTGTGGGGTGCGGGTATCCGTGAGCGGCTTTAAGGAATTGACGCGCGGCTTATTCATTGAACGATCCTTGCCTTCCTTGTGTTCGTTTTGTCTCGGTTCTTCTCAGTTGACATCGTGTCAGACATGATCATCCCTTTTCGTCTTGCTACTGTTTGCCATCATGTGGTTCATCGTTTGGCTGGCCGAATACAAGGTCGTAGAACAGATCTTGTATGTACTCTTGCTTTAGTGAAGGCACATCTTTAGAGAGTTTTTCTGTCTGCTCTAGAAGTTCACGTTGTTTATTGGTGTCACCATCTTGTGCAGCAATACTTTCAATCACTTCACACACATCGAATAGAAGACTTCCTATTTCTACAATATCAATAACATCGTTTAGCTCTAGGGGGATGGAAGCGCGTTCGTCACCCAGTTCTTGTTCTTGAGTTCCGTTATCGTTAGAGAGCATTTTGCCTCCTGGTAGTTGAAGTCGTGGTCGTTGTGGTGGTCGATGGTGGTGTCTTTGACTTTCATTGTTCTGTGAGCTCCTGGAGGCGCTGCTGGAGGATACATAGGTCTGCTGCGCACTGGCGGATGAGATTTGTGCGGGTCATAATCTCGTTCATCACCGTTGTTGTGCTGTCTGGATTGTCGAGGAGGTAGACGCTTGCTCTTTGCCCGTCCACTTCTCCGGTGAGGATGTAGCAGTTTCTGAGGTTTTCTGTGCTGGTCATGGGTTTTCCTTAGAAGGGGGGTTGGTCGATGCTGCCGAAGTCTTGGGAGGGCTGACTGCCCCAGACGTCGTTGCTCTGTTGGTTGTTGTCTTGTGGTTTTTGGATGGGCTTCACCGCGTATGCGCGGAGTTTGATGGTGGAGCGGTTGTTGCCGTTTTTGTCTTGCCATTGTTCGGTGTAGGGGGTGCCTGCAACGTAGAGTTCGTCGCCCTTGTTGCAGGAATTTTTCACAATTTCTGCTGGGGTTCCCCATAGATTTGCTTCTATAAACAGTGTTGATAGTTTTTGCCAACCACCTTGACGGTCTGGTTTGCTGTCGGATGCGGCGAGTCCGAGCGTCGCTACGGTCTTCCCGGATTGGGTGAAGTGGAGTTCTGGATCGCGGGTAAGTCGGAAGATTCCGGCGATTCGTGGAATTGTCATTGTGGTGTCCTTTCGAGATGTGGCCGTATTGCGGCCTATTTTTAACGCTAAGCTCAAAACATAGTCATGTTTGTGTCATTGCCTAGCCATCATTTTTCGGTTGCTTATTTTGGCTCTCAGCCAGTTTTTCGCGAAAACGTCGATTAACCCCCTCCCAATCGTCAGATTTGAAATCCCATGGAGTTACCCACGCCTTGAACGCCTCCGCCGTCTCCCACGACACGAGAGGCTTCGACCATTCGCGGAGAACCCCCAGCTTGCGGGCGTGATTCTCCGTGTACTTCGTCCAATCCGGCCACATCCGGGGGCACCGATGCGTGCGCTCAGCCCACCGGAGCGCACTCCGGTAGTAGCGGCGGTCTTGCTCGTCCGTATCACGGCTCTGCGATGCAGTCTGTGCAGGTAGAAGAGCTTTCCCGGCCTTGATGATGGCGCTAGCCGTGATCGACTCGCCAGACTGTGTCAGGCTTTTCGCAGCCGCATTCACAGTCTCTTCGTCGAGGCCAGCATCCAGGAACGTGGCCTCCCACGCCTCAGCGATAGCCAGCAACTCGGCAGGATCAGGTAAACGCTGGCCGCGTAGTCGTTTACCCAGCTCAACAGCGCTTTTCGCGGCAATGAACAAGCTCATGGCTACGCACCCCAATCCCAGTCGTCGTCATCGTCCTCGTCATCCTCATCGATGCAGGTGGAGGTGATGGCGGTCATAGACGCATCGCCGGTAACGGCGTTGAGCTGGTCTTTTTCCCGCATATGCTGCTCCCTGAGCATCTGCACACGAGCTTCGTAAAACTCCTGCTGAGACGGCATCCTGACGGTGTCGTAATCGTCTTCTAGCTGCTGATTCAGCCAGGTTGACGGGTGCGGCCAATACTCCGGCTCACGCCCCATGCGGAGCCACTCATCCTGCGCTTTCGTGATCTGTGAGCAGATGAACTCCAGGTCATGGGTGCGTCGCTGCCTCTCAAAGCTCTTCCTGGCCTGCTGCTTGCCGCGCTTGCGACCAACCAACATCCAGAACCTCTCGAACTCTTCGTCCAATTGACGCTTGGTTAGCTTCCCTCGTCCTTGCTTGCGACCCTTTGGGTCGCTCTCATTGACGGGCTGAAGGGATCCGTGGTTTGTGTGTGTCGGCGTACCCGCTTGCGGGTCGCCCAACGGAACCAGCGCCGCGCCTTCCGCCGCGCTGTCACGCAAAGGGGGTAGGGGGTTATTTACTTCATTGTGTATTTCTTCATTGTGTATTTCTTNCCGGGTTCTTGTACAGCAACCCCCCTGTGTCGCTATCCGCACCACCGTTTGGTGAAATTCCGAGCCTTTCCAACAGAGCGCGAGCCTCACGAGAACCACTACAGCCAATCCCGTCCCAGACCACATAACCGTTGGAAGTTTGAGTATTAAAATCTTCACTCCTCCGATACGACACCTCGTTTTTACGATTAATCCATCTACTGAAAACAGTTATTAGACCGTATGCCTCAAGCGTCCTCAGACAGCCACGAACCGTATTCAAGCTATTCGCGCTTAACCCCATGTCATCAGCAAGTTTTGGCAATGACGGGTAAGCATAATCATTGCTACCTGCATAGTCGCAGAGGATGCAGTACAAGCCGATAGCCCTAGCGTCCTTAACGCCGCGGATAATATCCGAGTAGACAGGAGAGAACCTTCTGCGACCATCAATCACTTTGTCTTTAGGCATGGTTCTTAAACCCGCCTAAATCAGTACACACTTCGTATCCGTTAGTGGTTGGTATGCAGAACCTCTCGCTGCGAGACATCGAGGTATTCCCCTCGTTATCTCGCCACCGGTTAAAGACTGCAACATAGCCTTTATCCTGCAAAATCATCAACGCACGACGAATAGAATCGAGGTTCTTAGTACTAAACCCAATATCGCTTGCTAGCTGACGCAATGAAGGCGAACCTGTGGAATTAGTAGAAGCATACGAAAGTAGATCACAGTAGAGAGCTATCGCTACTGGGTCTTTAATGTCGCGGATAACATCGTCGTAGACAATGAAAAACTCTCTCTCAACCATTCTTTGAATAGCTGCGTTACTCATTGCGCACTCCAATCAAGTGACGGGAAAGCAAACAGTTTCGCGTCCTCTGAAAGCCACAGAAAACGACTACTTACCAGCTCAGATAGCATTTCCTCAGCCTTATCCTCACTACATGGGAAAGACTCAGCGAGAACAGAGAGCTCAGGCATAACCGACACCGTGCCGCCACTGTGGAACTCAGATAGAAAAATCAGCATGAGCCGTAGATCAGGCCTGTTTAGCCGCGTCTCTTTGAGAGCCCATGATGTAGCTTCGATGCTCATTGCTCGGTCACCTCCGCAAGATTCTCTTCCGTGTCCCGAAGTAGCCAACCTTTTAGGTAAGCCTCACTCGGGTGCAAATGTATATAGTGATGGCAACAATTGCATACATACAAACAATTTTTCACAGTTCCAATACCCCGCCGCGTACCACCCATCTTCCGCGGCAACCGATGATGAAACTCGCCAAACGGAGTAGGCCTACCACACCGCTCACAATGCGCCTGACACCGCTCCAAAACAATGCCACGCACCTCCGGAGGAAACTCAGCACTCACGACTCCACCACCCCCACAGCCCCATACGCGGTTGACACCGACTTACCAATCGTCTGCACACCCATAATCTGAATCTTCAGCATCTCCAGACGAGAACGCGCATACCGATACGCCCGGTCGGCCACATCGCAGGCCTCACGATCGTGTACAGTAGCCAACGCCACCAGCGCCTCACGATCCTTCACAGAGCCTTTACCGACCGTCTCAACGAACGCTGAGGCCTCAGCGAAATCTAGCGCACGCTTAGCATCCAAGAACCGCCCGTACGCCTCATCTTGAGTCTTGGTGGCCTCAGAAAGATTGTTGAGAAGCCTACGGAGCTGCTGCTCCACCATCACCGGCGTGTACTCAAGATCACTCATGCTTTGAGCTCCTCCCCACGCTGCCTGAATGCCTCAGAAACGCTCTCAGACCGCGCCAAACCATTACCGGACGCGTAGTTCCACAGCTTGGTCAAAGCGTCCTTATCAGCCGCCTCAGCGATAGACTTCAGTAGCTCACGCTCAGTCGCCTCATAGCGGTTAACCTTCTCCATCTCCTCACGGGAAGCCCGCCTATCGCCCGAATAACCAGCGTTAGCCAAAGCCCGGCCAATAGCGCTAGTCTCCGCATTCTCACAGGCAGAAGTCTTATTCACAGGACCACCAAGCCCATCGACCTCGGCAGCCCAACCAGACGACCACAGCAACCCATCCTTACGATCCTCCGCCGACTTATACAGGTCACAGCGGAAAACCCAACGAAGAGCATCAGAAGACGGGACAGCAGTATCAGAAGCGAGAACCGTCTCAACCACCATCTCCGGATGATCCTTCCGGGCGGCACGCAGACGCTCATCAACAGTCGCATAATCAACAGGATTAAACTTCACGGCTAGGACTCCTTCAAAGTGAAACGAATCTGCGTAGACACAGACTCGGAAGAATACTTGTCGAAAACGTCCGGAAGATCAGCGGCCAGCGCCTTACCATCAAGACGGCTTACCCGCCGCTCAGAACACGAAACACTCCCCCACTCGCCAGACACACGATCACCCGCATTGAGCACCGGCTTCACAAGCTCTAACGCCCGCTTACGCAGCATCTCCGCCCGCGCCTTCAGCCGGTTAGACTCCCGCATCAAGTCGATAGCCTCAGACGGGATAGCCGGTTCTCCAGACTCCTCATAGGCGAAGAAGTCGTCACGCACCTGTAGCAGCTTCTCAATAGCCTCTTCGTCGCACTCGACTAGAACACAGTGAAAATCTCCTGGCATGAAGATTAAACGAGGATCGCGCACCGGCTCACCATTGATACTGAACGTCAAGCCCTTCTGGTCAACGAGCGGGGCAGTCTCGCGAACATTCCACGCGAAAAAACACTCATCCAGATCACAAACCAGCATCTGCCATTGGCACTGGTAGAAATAGTGCAGAATCCCCAGCTTGCGGAAATCCTCAGCGCGCAGCGGATCAGCCGCTACCAAACTGTTCCAGTCCGCTCCTGTGGTCTTGCATTCCACCACAGCGCCATGTGTGAAACCGTCCGGTGTAGCGAGACAACGCTGGTCATCATCCCACGCCACGATATGAGAATTAGCAACAATCGTTTGGTTATCCAGCTCCATACGGAGCCAATCCAGAATGCGGGGCTCCATAATGTTCCCCCACTCCATAAACGGATTAGAGGGAACATTCTTACCAGACTTCTTATCAGCCCACACGCCGCCGATAGTCTTCTTACCAGCAGCGATAGCCCCGGCTTCCGTCGCTGTCAGCCCCCCACGGCGAATCTCAAACCACCGATCCGGGCAGGTCTCTCGGTCAGAATTTTTAATAATCATTGTTTTCAAGCTCCAAATCTTTGTAGAAGTCATACGGCTCGATAATCGAGACAGTCTCAGTGGTTTCGTCCTCCCACACCCAGCGGGGATAATCACGCATTGACACCAGCCCGCCTAGCCAACAGCTGGTAGGACTTCAGCCCCGTGCGAGGATTAACAGGCACCCACACACCAGCGCGTGGAACACCCATATCTCGCAGACGCATAACACCGTCCTCGCCCAAGGCGAAGCAATCCCGCGCGCACTCCCGCATCACAGGACAGTCCCGGCATGCCTCCTCAACCGCCCTCGCTCGATACTTTTTAGGTACTCTCTCAAGAGCCTCGACGAAACCTAGTCGCCCGGCACATTTCGCCTTATCACGCCAAAACCGATCCATAATGATTCACACCACCTAATTTCGACACTATGACACATGTAGCCACCATGCGGTCAACAACCCCCAGGGCCAGGTCGGCCAGCCCGCACACCATGCCTCCCACAGCCACGACTAGGAGGAAGCTAAGAGCAGCAGCAGTCATGATTCCCCCTCGCAGACTTCGACGTCCCCGTGGATACGCGCGTTGCCGTACACGCGGGCATCACCGAAGACGCAGGCGGAGTCGTACACGCGGGCGGAGTCGTACAC